GGTCTTGGTGTCGGAGCTGTGGGTGATACCAACGAAGCCGGTCTCGTCGGAGGTCAGGCCGAAGGTGGAAGCAAGGTCGGAACCATTTGCTGGGATATATGCCAGGTTAAGGTTCATAGCTGCAGTACCAAAGAGGGTACCTGCCTTAACCTTAGAAGAAGTGATTGCAGTACCCAAGCCAAGGAAGTCCTTGAGGTAAGTAATGCCTGCAGCGTTCTGGGTGGTTACGGTTGCAGTGCCGAGGTAATCAGCCACGTCAAGAGGATTGACGAAGAAGACGAATGGGTTAGCTGCGTCGGTGTCGAATCCATCATAGCCCTCGAACTTAGCGGTCAGAGTTGCCCAGAGGTTGGCCATAGCTGCCTGGAGGGTCTTGCCATTCTTTGCTGCAGCTGTAGTGGTGGATACACTTGCAATCAGATCGCTGCGAATACCGTTCTGGATGGTGCCGATAAGCTGAGCGTCTGCTTCGTTGATTGCACGGTCGCGGCCACGAAGCTGGATAGCCTCTGCGGAGGTTACGCGGCGATACTTGTTGAGCGGAAGCTCGATGGTCTGGTCAAGCTGGCGCTTGATGTTAGACGCTGGAATGGTGTCACCCTCGGCAACGACGCCACTCTTGACATCCTTCACAAACTTGTAGGTCTTGATGGTGCCGCCCTGAGCGACTGGGATAAGGTTGATAATACCGAGAGCCTTCTGAAGCTCCTTGATGCCCTGAGTGAATCGATTGACGTAATCAATAGAAATCTCAGGAGCGATGTCGGTCTTTACAGTAAGTCCTGTTTCTGCTGGCATAATAAGCCACCTTTCTTTAGTTAATTAAACAATCCGATGTTGTCGCGGATGGCTGCCTGGCGAACGATTGGGTCCTTGATGGCCAAGATCTCTTCTTTGGTCATCGTCTTAGTGGCCACACCCGCCGCAGGAGCTTTACCCGCGAGCTGTCTCTTTACGGCATCTTCTACGGCCGCCGTGAAAGCCGTTGAGAAAGCGTCAACGGACGCCTTTGTTTCCTCCGCAGTCTCACCCACTAAACGCGCGAGAATATCATCGCTGACCGTGATACCTTGCTCAGAGAGTTGACGACGAGACTCAGCCACCATCGCGTTTACCGTGTCGCGACGCTTGTACTCGTCAAGCTCCTTCTGGACCTTGTCACGTTCGTACTCTGCTTTTTGCTGAGCGTTCATCTCGGCCAGTTTTGCAGCTTCCTCAACCTTTGCGGCTTGCTGCTTTTCCCACTTCGCGAGACGCTTAGAGACAATCTCGTCAACATCAGCGTCCGTGTACTTTGGCTGCTGTTTGTTGTCCTGCTTTGGCTCAGTCTGTGTGGTGGTAGTGGTTGCGTCCTTGTTAGCGCCCTCGCCATCCACTACAGGAGCTTGAGCTTGCTTAGTCTCCTCTGTGGTCTCTGTGGTTGTTGCTGCATTAGTTTCTGCACCCATTGTTTTCTCCTAATCCCCGGCGCTCCCAGGCGCGTCGGCGTGCCTTTTCTCCTTAGCTTTTAGCGACATCAAAGCTTGGTCGATGCATTAAAAAAGCGACCGTTTAGTCGCTTTCAATACACAGTTCAATAATTTTTTCCAGTACTTCGTCCGTGGGACATCCTCGGCAACGCATGAGCTCGTGCTCCCCTGCATCCACAACACACACTGTCGGAAGGTGAGTGATGCTCTTCGCGTCCCTGGACCTCGGTGAGCAGTCAACGTCAATAATCTCGTACTCGATATCTTCTTCAGATAAAGCCGGCACTATACGCTTGATAGTTCCGCGACAGATGCTGCACCACTCGGCCATATAGATCACTACTCGCGCCATATTCTCACCTCCTTAGCGAGGTAACAAAAAAGCCACCCGGAGGTGGCTCGTGAAAGCTAGTTAGTTGATGAAGGTTAAACTTCAGCTGTTAATCGTTTCCAATTCTCATAATCTTCTGGCAAAAGGTACTCCTCCATTGGAGCACTTCCAGCCATTTTTTTTACACGCTCGATTGGATATTTTCCTTCAACTGCCATCATGTAGAACCTAACACAATACATTTTGTCTTGGTTCGCATCGAGCTGACAAGGAGTTTCGTACTTTTTTAAGATGTCTAAAACAGCGTTCATGCCATCCACCTTTTCAAATTACTTTACATAGTAATTATACCCATATCGTTGAGCATTTTCCATCAACCATTTATGCTGAAGCTCTCTAAGCATCTTCTCGGCTTCAGTTGTGTCTGCATCATAGAACGGTATACCCAGAGCTTCATAATGTTCCTCCCAATAAGAGAAAGAAACTTCATCCCATGTAGCTGTTGTAAACAGTCTATAATCTTCCACAAATTTACGGCCAAGCTCAATATTTGCTTTGCGAGTACGTTCAAGAACAAATTGCCTTTTTTCTCCTTGTGTTTCTCTTGCCGTGTTTGACTTTAGTCCATATTCAATTAAAACATTGATATCTTCAACGCTAAACGTACCACCGACACGTGTCGTGTGAGTGTGAACTAAAGCAACATCGTGCAAAGATGTATGACCAGAGCCAGCTAAAAGCTTTATTAAATCTTCTTTAGAAGGCATGTCTACATCGTTTACAGTTCCAGTGCCGCTCCATATCTCCTTGCCGTCAAATATAAGTGATGCATCTTCTGGTTCACCAAAAATACGAGAGCGCCGGCCAGCGGATACTTTATAACCTGTTTTCTTTTCTGCCGTTTTCTCCGCTTGTCTCTGGCCAAGCTCCTCCTGCTTCTGCTGCCAAGCGTCCCAATCGTCCACAGCTGGCGCAATCTGACACCTGCAGTATGGATGGAGCGGTGGGAAGTTCACGCCCACTTGCATATCCTCGAAACGGAATGTAGATCCATTCACGCCTTCGCACTCTTCACAGGCGCGCTCGTCATGCACCACCTCGATGGTGTAAGAGTCAAAACCTTCACGCTTCAACTCCTCAACCTGCGCCATACGTGAAACATAGGTTCCCTCGGTGTAGACCAAGCGCATAAGCGACGACTGCGGAACGTCCACGAAGCGCTTCTCGAGAGCCTTCGCAATACGTTGGTACGAATCACCGCGCGCGAGTGCCTTCGACATGTCCTGCGCCACGTAAGACGCGAGGGTCTCCGTGTTGCCCCAGATGCGCTGGGAGTATGACGTGTCACCCGTCCACGCAGTATCGACAAAACGGCGAACCGCGTCAGAGTCCATACTGTAGAACGCTCGCCCAAATCCCATCGCTTCAGCCGCTGTGTTTGCACCGCGCAAAGACTGGCGCATGATGTGATTGTCTATGCGATGAACCACATCGCCCGTTGCTTGGTAGAGGTGCAAGCGCGCCGATGCCTGTAAGCCTTCGAGCCTGTTCAGCTTGTAGATACTCTTACGCACATCCACAATAGACTGCATATCCGGGTGCTGGCGTAGAAACTCGTCACAGTCGCGAATAAGAAGCTCGCGGTCTTTAGGGTCCATCGTCTCCATAAGACGGCGATACTCCAGAACGCCATTCTCGCCGTAGCGCTGATAGTACTCCGCAATCTCGCGGTTCAAGCGGCGAAGCTCGCTCTCGTAGGCGTTATGGACGCGTACAGACAGAGCGCGTTCGTCTTTCTCCATCGCTGCGTCAGCGAGTGTTTGGCGGCTGTGCCAATACGAGTCCATGTTGCTCCTTACTTAACAACTTCCGGCATAGCATCGCCCAAAAGAATCGAGCGTGCTTTGTCATGATCTACTCCAATAGACGCACTAATGACGCTTATCGCCTGAGCCTCTGACAGGCTTCCCGCGGCGTACTGTGCAATGACAGAGAGAAGTGATTGGGTCTGTGCTCCGTTGAGCGACTTCAGACCTCCATCACTCGCTCCCCCGTCTGTACGATCGGGAACCATCTGTGCGGCTTGCTCAGCGCGTTCATCGGCCATGCGTTGCATCTCAGCCTGTGGCGAATCAACGCACGACAGAACGGAGAGCTGCGTCTCTTCCGAGGTAATGCCGGAGAGATTGCCCGCAATCTGAGACTCTTCCAGCAAATTGCTTGGCAAGTTGCGCGTGAATGTGGCACGGACGGTTGTCCATGCCTTAGCGTCTAGGCGTGTGTTTCCTGCGTAGTTACACAGAAGCTTCCAGCGCCTTGATAGTGAGCGGCGGAACTTCCTCTGCTTTACTACAGCGATATCACTCATAGCCTGCAGACGATACTTGATAGCAATGCCGGAGCTGGTATCGAACTTCTCGCTTGAGAGGTCTGACACCATCGACAGAACGAAGATAAGACGCTCCACGCGGTTGATGAAGTTTTCCTGCGTGCCGTCTGCGTCAGGCTTAGACAGAAACTCAACGATGACGTTTGCCGCGTCCCTAGAGTCCAGATTGATGATGCGCGAATCTCTCAGCTTCTGCAGCGTCTTCTCATCTAGGCGCGCGCCGAGAATCTTCAGATAAGCGTCTGCGTAGTACTCGACATCGTTGGCCTTCTCGGAGATGGCTTTGTTGTACGCGTTAATAAGCGACATAACGCCCTCGAACAATCCCAGGCGCTCCTCATTATCTACATACTCAACCACAGGCACATCATCAAAGCCGTGGATGACAGGTTCGCCGAAGACGACCTTTGAGCCGTCCATCACAAATGGCGTCTCGAACATTGAGTCGTAGAGTGTTCCGCGCAGCGTGTCCTTCTTATCGTCGAAAAGGTTATCGTCGAGCCAAAAGCGCACCGCGTAGATGATGTCATTCTCTACCGTGTCATCGCGAACAACAAAGCAGTTCAGCGGTGTGACCGAGCAAGAGCGCGCGAAGGCTTCCTCGTCGCGCCACATCAGCTCGTAGCCAACACCGTAGATATCCGCAAGCTTGGAAAGCTCTGCGTCTAGGTCGTCGGAGTCATTGACCGCACCCCACACGTCCAGATACTCCGCAAATGCTTCATCGTCTGCCGTTGTACGAATAGGAACGCCCAAGAAGTAGCCGACCATGGAATCCACGATCTGCTTGGCGAAGTTGGCCACAAGCCTGTTGTCCGGTTTGTATTCCGCCTTCTTCTCTTGGTGTAGAATGTCGTGGTCGCCCTCGTATGCTTTACGCAGATTAGATAAGCGGTTAACCTGCTTCGAGCGGTAATCCGTAACGAGCTTTCCGAGAAGCTCCGTGGTCATCTGTGTGTCTTTTGGTAGGCGGTAGCCGCCCCTTTGCTCAAACGTGGAAGCGTTTGCTCCCTTAACGTCAGCATCCACTAAATGCCTCCTCTAAATAGTCGAATGGTCGGCGCGTTATCGTGCAAGCGAATAGCACACGCCAGGGAGTCAGGCGCATCATCGTGCTCTGCTCCTTCGGTGAAGTCCATGACCTCATTCCAGTAATCGACGCTAGACTCGCGGACACTTTCAAGCCTGGACAGCTTGGACCAAGTGCCCCTGCCATACGTCGCAATCTTGATGAACTTGTTGGCGGTCTCTGAGTATGTATGGACGGGCAGCCCGTACCCGTCGAGCTTATCGGCCACATAACCTTTATCTGCGTTCTTCTCCATGTACACCGTGCCAAGTCTCAGCTCGCGGTGGAGCTCTAAGATGCGCGCCATGCACTTATCAACGTGCGTCTCACGGTACAGCTCACCGTGGACGTAAGCTTTATCGTCCATCCACTTGATACACGTGATTGCCGTACCATCTGAACCGCCGTAGGCCGCGTCCACATGCATAATGCCGTCGAAAAGAAGGCTCTCGTCTTTGAAGGTTTTACAATCGCCCTCGAAGACCACGCCTTCCTCTGCCACGTGACGCAGCTCGTAGTTAGCCGCGAAGAGTGAGTGCGTCATCGACGCCTTCAGCTCTGTGGCAGCGTCCACACTCACGAGCCCCGTGGTATCCCATGGCCACTTCTCAGCGGGTGGCATGATGGTGAACGCGTCGTCTTTGTGCCACGGTGTTCCCGTGTTGATGATGCGTCCGCCACGGTTTTTGACGTTTTGAAGCTCGCGGTAAATCTGCTTTGTGCGCTCACGCTCAGCGCGGCTCACGCGGTCACGCAGTGTGACGATATCATCCGTGAAGATGATGTCCCAGTGCTTACCGGTGAGTGAGCCACCAATGCCGATACCTGTCAGCTGCGGTGAGCCTGAGACATTGCACGCCAGGCTCGTCGAGATTGCCGTAGAGCTTGCCGTGGTCAGCTTCAATGGTTGGCCGTAGATGCTCTGCGCAATCTCCTGGGTGAGCGGATGCTCGACCATGCGACGAACCGCCGCGAGTACTTCCGCGACGTCATTTTCGCCTTTACGTTGGAATCCCACCGTTAAGTCTGGACGGATGATGAGTATCAACCACAGAGCCACTTCAACGCAGGTCGTCTTGTATGAACCACGGTGAGACTGAAGCGTCATGTCGCCGTGGCCAAAGACCATCTCATGGATCCATTTGTCGTGGAGTCCTTCGCGCAGAAGGTCGTAACCAAGCTCATGCGCCAGGCGTACGGGGTGCTTGGCCATAAGCGTCGCGAGTGCTCTATTTGTCTCCATCGCTCTCTACCTCGTCGAGCAAGCTCTTAAACGCGGCGCTGGCTTCCTTAGCGTTGGCGGATACTTCCATCTGCTGCACAGGCTTCTGTCCGGAAGAATCGCGGACGAACTCAGCCGCGCGGACGTCTCCTTCGAGTGCCTGTGCGAGCATGGCAAGCGCCATGGCTTCACTTGCGGTTACGTTCTTACCCGTGAGCCCTGCGATAGTGGACGCCTGGGACAGCTTGCCAGGCTTCATCGGCATGGCGAGAAGATCTAGAAGCGTCTCGCGAATCTCACGCCTGCGCTTCTGAACCGCGTTAGACTTTGCGGCGCCCTTCTTTCCTATCTCGCTCAGCTCCGCTTTGGTGCGCTTGCTGTTAGGCTTTAAGTTCTTCGCCGCGTTCGGATTGTTCAGCTTTGCCATCTAGCTCCCTAATAATTGCCAACTCACGCTCGGAGAGGTCGAATGCATACTCTTCCACTCGTGCCTCTGCTCGTGCCTCTGCTCGTGCCTCTGCTCGTGCCTCTGCTCGTGCCAGCCTGCGCGTCATATCACTAGACAAAAGAAAGCCAGCACCATACATCGCTTTTCGCAGTGGTTTCTGGCTTTCAAGCTGTCGAATGAAATACGTGTCAGATTTGGGAATTTCTATCTCTTCGCCTTTGCTGGATAGTCTTCCCAAGCGCGTGGCCATAAGGACACACTTCGGATAGTTGAGCTTCGGTTGCTGTTTGTTTTCTTGCTTGCATGCTTCCTCGAGTATGTCCTTCAGCTCCGGTGTGGTGATTGCTGCGTTGACCGTGTCGAGGTTCGTAACGAATGAGGTGCGCACCCTGGCACCGTTAGCGTATTCAATGTTTGCAAACGTACATACCGCGCAATCAATCATGTCGCGCATGAAGATGGTAAGAGACGGCGCAAACAGAAAATACTTGATGCCGTGCGCTGTGTACCATCGGCGGATGGATGCCAGGATAGAAAAAGGCGGGTTGTCTACAACGACGCAACCCTCTGGATATTCCTCGCTCTGGTAGTCTCCGCCTGGGCGGAATGGTCGGATGATTGGCGCGTCGCCTAGATCATACTTGTCTCGCACCCACTCAAGCACAGCGTCATACACCGCGGGGGGGGGTAAAGCAATCGTCGGTGGTCAGCTTCGGCTTGAACTTCTCAACGAATGATTCATAGTCTTCGAGTTTTTCTTTGCTTGATGACGATACGACCATTTGTATAAACCTCTCCACTTATGCATAAAAATGAATATTGAGCTAACAAAAAAAGCGCCCTCATTGCTGAGAGCGCCCGAGTCGCTTTGTTAACTTTCGTACATTCCTACGGTATCAAGATAGCACGTTTTAATATGAATATAACTGTAATATTATGCACAATTTATGAATATTCTTCTTGCTTTATACACAGCTTAGCAATACCCACCGCGTTTGTAAACTCCAAAGAACGTTCACGCAGCTTAAACGCTTGGCGCATGGAGACGTGTGCCCTCTTGGCCGTCTCCGCCCACGTGTAACCTTCGACGAAGTATAACTGCATCACGAGGGCCGCATCTTGGCCGAGTGCTTCGCCGATTGTGTTGCACGCGGCGTAACCGTCAAGAATGACGCTCTCCAATTCATCTAACAAACCCTCTAGGAACGCCTGTGCGCTAATCTCCGCTATGCTTACACGTGCCGTCGGGTCAGAAGTCGAATTCTTCGCTCCTGCGCCGCTACAAGCCTTTAGAGGCTCTTTAACAGCGTTCAGCCTGTTGCGCGCACTTTCAATGTCTTTCGCGGCCTGGCGAATACTACCCCACCATTCCTCACCCGTCACGCCTATCACCTCGCCTTTTCTTGCAATTCTTCGACACAAAACCAAATGCCTTGCGGGTCTTTGTAGCCTTTTGCGATGTGCTCGTCCACGATGAAACGGTCGTCTTCAATTATTCCACACCTGGTCAGACAGTCTTCAAACGTCTTCAGCATGTTCGACATGTCCGGCTTCTCCGTCATGGGGGTGCCATCGGGGTGTAGAACACTTGTTCCAAAACACCATCGTACGCTTAAACGTAGCGGTCCTTTTGCTAACTTGACGAAATCACGCTGCACACACACCGTCCGCATCAACCACGTACAGATCTCGTCTTCTGCGTCTTTGAGCCTGTCCGACTTTCGGATGGCGGCGTGCGCTCCCCTACCACCGCCCACGATGTACGCCACAAGGGCGTTATGCGTCACACTAGGCGGCTTCATGGGCAAGAATGCCGCCACGCGCCTTTTCGCGCTTTCTGCGGGCTCTGCGTGGCTCTGACGGCAGAGCGCGCTTCTTCTTGGGTCAACCACATCAATCAATCTCCTCAATGTGAATCGTGAATCGTGAATCGTGAAAAATGAACCGCGCCAATTACGCGGGCGCGCGCGGAAATGTTCAAGAGCTTGTGGCAAACGCACCCTAGCACTAGCTTCAGCGTACAAGGGGCGTTTGGCGCGCGCCCTTGGCGCCAAACCCCTGTGCTAGGGGCGTATTGTCCAAGGATTGAATACGAAAAAACCACCGTTGCCACCAATATAGGGATATATACCTATATAAGCGGTGTCCCGTTTTTGGTGGCATTAGTCATCTTCATCATCTAAAAAGCCTTGTTCAGCTGCGGAAATGGCATCAAAATACATCGTCATTTTGCGAGTGCGGCCTCGTGAGCCCTCAACCTCAACTTTGCGCTTCCCAATCGGACACCAATCTTGCTTCGTCCAGTACTGAATATCGCGTGCGGAAGGCTTCACTTCGTATCCCTCCGGGTCTATGCGCGTACCAATTCGCTCCAGCAGATCCTCTTGGGTGACGTATCCGTTATCGTCTGCGCAACCATCGGCCACCGCCGTGTCGTAAGCGTCCTGCATCAGCTCCGCCGCTTCCTTCTGGATGCGATGGTTCTTCGCCAGCTTACTCTCTCGACCCTTGGCGAATGGATCAGCGCCTTCCGTCTCAAACTTGGCGAGCATGCCTGTTGGATCATCGTAGAACCTCGGCCAGTTGAAGATGACGTCACGCTCTGGCGGTGTTGGAAAGCTCCTCGTGGTCATGGATACGCGATACGCCGGACAATCATTCAAGCGTGTACGCCTAAACTCCTCCGGAATCTCCAGCGGTGTAAAGTCACACATAGAGTCCGCGTCACGCGCATAAACGCCAGAACCACTCATGCGGTCCATTGCCTTCTTCTGTCCCGCGGTACCCTTTGGATGGTGGTGCGCGTAGACTACGGCGCATCCGCACTCCTCCGTGATACGGTCGATAGCGTTGGTGAACTCTGCCACCATGCGCGAATCGTTATCGTCTCCGCCGTTGACCTTATAGACCGGGTCAACGATGACCATGGTGAAGAAACCCTTCTCGCCATGCGCTAAAACACGGCGAATCAAGATAGGCGTTAAGTCCTTCATAAGGCGAGCCTTACCGCGCAGATTCCATGAATAAAAATTGGTCTTTAAATCATCGAGCGCGCCAGGCTGATTATCACCGTGGCGGGCGTCCCAGACCGTGTGCAGGCGCTGTCTAAACTCATTCGCTTCAATCTCCAAGTTTACGTATAAAACGCGTCCTTTGATACATGGCATACCCAGCCACGTACTACCCGTGCAGACCGCTTCAGCTAAGTCAATCAGCGCGTAGGATTTACCCATCTTAGAGTCGCCCGTCAGAATCATCTTCTGTCCCTGGCGCAGAAGTCCCGCGCCCTCGATACCGATAAGCGGAGCGTTCAACTCCACCGGCTCGTCCCAGTCTGAACAGTCGGCTTCGTCTGGAAGGTCATCCTCCGACTCGTCCGCCCACTTCTCCCACTCATCCCAGTCTTTACAGCCAATGTTGAGCTTCAGAAGTCTCTGACGATTCTTGCCACGCGTGATGCCTGGCATACGTGAGAGACGGCTGGGATTCTTATTGGCCATGTCCGGCGAAAACTTACGACGTGCGCAGAACTGGTACAGCTTCTCTACGCGCTTTCTGTATAGACTTTCATCGCTCCCCGCGTCAATGTGGACGATAGCGTGAACGCTCTTGTTACCGCTTGATACCACGGCCACACACGGAAGCTTCATCGCCTGGATCATGCCAAGCTGCTTTTCAACTTCCAGAGTGTCGGACTCAACAAGGGCGTATCTAAACTCCGTAATGTTTTGGTTGGAGCGGCCTTTACCGTCTACCGGGTTAAAGCAGATCCATGCGCCCGCCTCCGGGTTCCAGTCGCCCAGTACCTTGCCTAAGTCTCCGCCGCACTTGGAGAGCTCCTCTCGAAGCTCTCCTGCGTTTCTGCCCCAGTGTCCACGCTTTGGCATATACTTGCCGTCTTTTTCGTAGACCTCATTGACGTAGCACACACGGTCGGAATCCTCAAACACTGCCGCCAGGTAGTCCGATAAGTCCTTAGCTTGGTCCCACTCGCCGTCCATAACATCGACGTCAACCTCGTCCGCCCAGTCTGGCGTAATGCCAGAAACGTCACCCGGGTCGATGATTTCATCGTCCCATCCAATGGCATAGCTCTTCGTGCCTGGCGACCATCCACGAGCACGCGCGAACGCGATAATGGTTCCGCTTTTAACGCGTGACGGTGAGCGACCGAAGCTTTTCCATTTACGCTCACACTCACCCTCGTGGTAGCGGTAGATGTCCATACGGCTCCACGCATCCCAGTCCTGCCATGAAAAGCCAGACTCATGAAGAGCCATGCCGCAGTCCACCCACTGTTGGTAATCAAGCTCTGAAGGGTCTATCCAACTAAGCGCCTCCAAGAGGTCTTTGTGGTCGTCTTTATTCCCCATAGTTTCTCACCACATCCACAAGTGCTCGATAGAAAGGTCTGATTTTTGCGAATGCCGCATCCAGTGACATTTCGACGACCTCAATACCACAAGCTTCTGCCACGCGGTTTTCAATCTGTGCGCCTTTACTCTTTACCCATCCAGGAAGCAAAATCATCACCCCATACATCGGATAATATGGCTCGTCTTCGCCGTCTCTAACCCTAAGCGATAGAGCCTGTAGGCATGTGGCCATGGCGGCTTCATATGAGCTGTCTGAAGGTATTTCTGTGGCTGGGTTGAAGATCATGCCATCGCCTACCCTGCTCAGAACTTTCTCCATGAAGACGAAGGGGTATTTGTATCCTTTCACGCCCGTGATTGGTCCAGACAGGTACACGTTTCTACCTTTGAGAAAATAAAGGTCGCTCTCCGTGACATCTTCTGCAGCAAGCTCCGCGAGCTTGTCTGTATATTCATCGAGGTTCATTTAGTCCAGACCTCCTAAGCCCATCTTTGCGAGCTCCTCGCACTTTGCCTTTGCGTCTTTGTCAGCCAGTGGTCCATTAACAAAGTCTTCTACGTACTTCATTGCTTCCACTAAACTTTTGCTTTTCTCTGCAGTCACCATGACGGAATAAAGCGCCGCAGTAAATCCCGCGTCGTAGCCTTCTTCGCGTCCTTTTTCGTAAGAGTCTTTAGCAAGAGACTTCAAAAGTTCAACGCTAAATGCAGACATTCCTATATTTTCAAGATCCATTAATGCTCCTTTCTAAGCAACAGCCAGCCATTGAAGAATCTCCTTCATGGTTAAAGCCTTTCTATTTGGTTGTTAAAAATGGGAATTAAAAATAATCAGATTTGATTAAGTCGCGGGTTATTCTAAAAGCGTTCACAAAAGAAGCGATAATCAGCATGGGAAGTGCAAAGCTATCTTTGACGTTTTCCCACAAAAACTGAAAGAGTAGGAATAGCGCAATCGTGGCGTTGAGAACTAGAAAATATATCGTGATAAAAACCAGCAATACTTTAATTGCTTTCATCGCTCTCATTCCTTCTCTTTGCAGCTCGCGCGCGTTGAATATACCAATAATCACGCAAAAGCGAGTAGGTATACATCGGTCCTCCATAGGCAAAATGGGTTCCAAAGAGCCACTTAGGACCTTCCTGGTCATCGGCATCAAAGCCACCTCCCCAGCCATGTTTAGCTTCGATGTGCCAAAGAAACCACGCAAGAATTCTTTGAGGTATGGTTAAATACGGAATCATACTTTGTCTCCTTTTCTTGGTTATTCATCGTTAATCCTTTAACGATTGGTTCTAGCTGCATTTCGCCGCTTTCGTTGCCGTTCTTTCTCGTCCGCATGTTGCCACTCACACCATATGTCATAGTGCTTTTCAACCATAAAATCCCAAAATGTCTGCTGGTCTATGCCGTCTCCGGAGTCGTAATCGCCCCACACATCGTCATCAAACATCTCGTCTACGTAAGGTTTGCACCTACTGCACTCGCGCCACTCGTAAACATAATCAATTTTGAGCGTAGAGGTTGTATATTTCTCTCCTACATGTATCTCCTTGTCGCACCACGAGCAATAGTGTGGTTTGCGTGCTTTAACCTCATGCGGCGGTGTAATTTCAATCATGGTTACCACGCACCACCCTTGCGCCGCAGCGGCTGCAATACAAGTCATCGTCATATAAGTCAGCTCCGCACTCGGAACAGACGGTGTTGTTGCCCGCTTCGACCGGCTTGCATGTAGGGTCGATAAGGTCGGCCAGACGCTCTAGTGTCAGCTCGTATGTATTTACGGCTGGCAGCTGTGGTCTAACACCGATACAGTGGAGTAGAAGCACGTATGCTTCTGATACATTACGAGCGATACCGCCTTCACGTATCGTTTTCAGAGTCTCTTTGCGCTCTTCACGGCTAGTCATCGCTATCACCTAGGCTTTCAAGCTGCTCAGCGATACGCCCTAATTCAACGTAAGGGTTAACGCCTATCGAAGTAGCTTCATCTTCTAAGACATGCTTAATGCGCTGCGCAAGCGATTTGATTGTTACTGGCTTTTTGTGGGTAAGTTCGTCGGGGTTAATAGCAACATAAGATTTATTGTTTGAGCCGATCATAGAAAGAATTTTTGCGCCATCAATAGTAAACGCATATCCATCGACTTTGTGTTCAGTGCCATCAGATTCGTATACCGTGTCGCCTATCTTAAAAGGCACACCGTCTTTGTCGATGGGTAACTCAACCATGTTTGACGTGTCGCAAAGGTCGATTAGACTTTTGCAAAATGTCTCAACATCATCATTATGTTTCGTAATGGTTGGCACTTCCTCACCAATAACCGCCTTGTATAGATTCCAAATTGCTGCATAGTCGCATTTTTCCAACCTCTTAGCGATTGCTGCACACTCTTCTTTAGTTAGCATTGTTGCTCCTTTCAGTTGTTTGGATCATAAGTTGCAGGGTCAATGTCGCGCGGAACAATCCAGCGGTTCATGGCCAAACGGCTCATCATGTGGCTGGCTTGCTCAAACGTCCAAAGTCCCGGGTGCTGGAAGCCCTTGCGCTCCAACATGCGCACTTGTTTAGGTGTCGCAAGATGAGCGTCGATGCGCTCATGTGCCTTCTTCAGCACCAACTCCGCATATCCCTGTGTCATGCCGGCGGGGTCAATGCCAAGTTTCTCCAACTGCTTGGATTGTGTGTCTGTGGCGGGGTTTTCCTCCCACGCAAACGACGGCTCGAAGGTCTGCAAATCTAAATCGCAAATACTAACCGCGTACTGCAGAGGGTTAACGAATTGCGCTTTGCGTTTGCGCATGCGCTCCAGCTCTGTCGCCACCGCAAGCTCGCGCTCAAGCGCCACGTCTTGCTCGGCGATTGGTTCTGCGCCTAGGAGATCTATAGCGCCTTCTGCCTCCTGCGTCATCTCAGTTATGCGCTTAGCCACCTCATCAGATGTGGCGAAGAGTGCCGCTGGGCGTACCAGGTTGTGGCGTCCAGTCATCCACAGAAAGTCGAGCAAAAGAAGCTTCTCTTTGCCTGTCTCAGGCGAGAGACGCGTACCACGGCCAACCATCTGAACATAAAGACTTCGGCTCTTGGTTGGACGAAGGCACACGATACAGTCCACTGCGGGACAATCCCAACCCTCTGTAAGCAGCATGGAATTGCAAAGTACTTGATACTTTCCTCGGTTGAAGTCGGAAAGTATCTCCTCGCGGTCTTCGCTTTGTCCGTCCACCTCACAAGCCGTGAGCCCGCGCTCAATAAGCTTCTCCGTGAACTTCTTGGCCGTTCTAATAAGTGGAAGAAATACCACCGTGCGCCTGTCTTGGCAGCGCGTAACCATAGCGTCCGCGATAGCGTCCAGATACGGCTCTAGCGCGTCTCCAAGCTGTCCTGCTTGGTAGTCGCCATGCGTTACCGATACGCTCGACAGGTCAACCTGTAAAGGCACCATCTCCGCTTCGATGGGACACAAATAACCATCGTTTATGGCGTGCGCCATGTCGTACTCGTAAGCGATGGAGTCGTATACCTCGCCGAGGTCTTTTCTGTCGGCTCTGTCGGCGGTTGCGGTAACGCCTAGGACATTGGCGTTATTAAAATGGTCGAGGATGCGGGTATAGCCTTCCGCCAGTGTGTGGTGAGCTTCATCAACCACGATACAGTCGAAGGCATCCGGTCTGAACTGTGACAGCCGGCTCTCGCGCATAAGCGTTTGAACAGAACCAACCGTGACCGACGTCCACGAGTTGAGACTAGTATTCTCAGCCTTCTCGAGGGCACATTTCAGATTGGCGGTTTGCTCAATCTTTATTGCGGCTTGCTCTAGGAGCTCGCCGCGGTGTGCCAGGATAAGAGAGCGCCCGCCGCGTGATGCCACACGACGGACGACCTCCGCGAAGCATATGGTCTTACCCGTTCCGGTTGCTTGAACCAGCAACGTGCGCTTTCGACCTTGCTCCCACTCTCTGAATACTGACTCAACCGCTTCGACCTGATAGGGTCTCAGCTCCATAATTACAACCCCTGGTACTGACTAGGCTGTGGTGCTACCTGTTGAGGTTGCACAACACTCTGTGGCGGGATTGTAGCCTGCTGTGGCTGTGCGTACACTGGCTGAGCCTGTGGTTGCGGCTGAGCGTAGTAGTTGGGCAGCGGTACAGCCTGTGGCATTGGAGCTGGCGCGGGTGCAGGTGCGGTTGCAGGATCTGGAACGATGAAGTCGTCCACTTCGTTGTAGTTCTTGCCATTGTAGACGCGCGTCTTAATCCTGCACTTACCGCTCTTGCCGATGATGTTGTTCCAGTCAACGTGGAACTTCTGGCCTGTGGTACTTCCCGCAGGCATGTCACCGATTGACTTGGCAAACTTAGAAAGCTTGAAAGCTACCGCGCTAGACAAGAACAAGTTAGTATATACCGTGGTCTCCTGGATGCCGTTTGTACATTGAAGCGTCAGCTTGGCCATGGAGCAAGCGTCCATTTTCTCGCTGCCGTCAAAGTGTCCGCGCTCAAAGCCTGTGACGGTGAAGTCGTAGATGCCAGGTGTGAGCAGAATAAACTCTGGCTCTCCTGGATCAATGATCTCATCATCCCAGCCGATTGCGTAACCTTTGGAATTAGTCATTTTTTCTCCTTTTTCTAGCTAGTAAATACCGATTTAATTGAATGGAACAGGCGCGCTCTTTGCCGCTTCAATAGCACGCGCAGGCAGGATGTACTTGTTCATGACGGTGTCCCAACCACTCACAAGATAATCTGCAAAGCCTTCCGGGTAATCCACAGGCGAGCACTCCGCAGGGAAGTTACCCGTTTTTCCAACCGCGTCTCGAAGCTCTGCGTCTGTAACCTTGTTGGCCACCATCAGATCTACAAGCTTCTTCATGCGCTCTGGGTAGTTTGGCGCGATGTATTCAGCTGTCGTGGCTATTGTGGTCGTGTGGGTTGTGGTCGGCTCAGTCTGTACAGGCGCGACTGGTGCGGCTGGCGCGGTCTGTGGCGCTGCTATGGCCACCGGAGCGGCTGCAGCCTGTTCTGCCACCATGTCAGGGATAACCGCGCCAAGCTGTGCGGGCATCTCGCCCAGCTTCAGCGGAAGCTCGTCAGGCAGTCCGAAGCGGTTTTTTGCGTCCCAGGTTGGGGCGTGCGTGGTGCGAATAACACGCGCTCCACCTGTGGCCTTAGCCTTGCCTGACTTATTTGTCTCGACGTAGGTCTTATAGTCACAGAACAAGACCATATCCGCCCACTCTTTTACCATGGGTGAGACTTGCTTCGTGAGCTTCAACTCGAAGCGGTCATAGGCGCCTGACTCGTCAGGGCGTTCAAACTTCCTCATGGTTGAGTGTCCCAGGACTACAACATTAATGCCTGAAGCGGCGGTGTCCGTGAGGTAGTCGAGCAAACGGCCAAACTCCTCCTGGAGAATCGTATATCCCTTACCGTAACCCCACTCTTCGATGCTCTTCTTACCATCGCGCGCCATGATGTACTCCGCGCACATGCGCTCGGCTGCGTCCATGGTGTCGATAACTACCGTAGAGCATGGAACCTCGCGGTTCTTGATGGCCGTAAGTTCTGCGCGAAGCATTGACCAACTTGAAGGCGTCTCAAGTCGTACGACTGGAAGCTGGTTTGTGCCACCCTCCAAGTCGATGAAGATTGGGTTTGGCCACATGGCTGCGAGGGTGGACTTACCAATGCCCTCGGGTCCATAAATCAGCGTTTTGATGGCGGTACGCTGTACACCGCTGACGATATTAAACTGTGCCATTACAATCCCTTCCACTGTTGAGTTGCAGGTTGTGTGTCTGTGGTTGGCTGAGCCGCGTCGCCGTCCCAATCAAGCGCGTGTGACTTCTCCGGAGCTGGTTCTGCGAGGTCTTGACCCTCAATGCGACCGTCCACAATTACAACGGTGCAGGAGTCGTCTGTGGCAACTCGGGTGCCGATAATCTGCAGTCCCTCACCTTTCGCCCACTCACCAAACTTCGCGAGCTCGTCGGTGTCGAACTGCTCTAACTTATCGACCAGAACAAAGCCACACTCTGGCTTAGTGGCGCGAACGATTGCGGTGGCTACGACCAACTGCTCCGCTCCGCTCATGTCGCCCCATGTATGATCCTTGTAGGTAAGCGCGCCCTCGTCATCAATGGACAGCTCTGGCAGTGGTAGTGGTGCGCCATCGAGCAGTCCGCGACGCTTTGCGCGCAAATCTTCAAGCTTCTGTGTAAGACCGTCGTACTCCTGCTCTACGCGAAGCGCTTCCGCGTCTGCTTCCGCTTTTGCTTGGTTGTCGCGCACCTGATTGTTAATCGTCTCGATGTTGGCGATAGACGATTCAATCTCTTCGGTACTTTCAAGAACAAGCTCGGCGGTTGTTTGTGCTAGAACCTTCGCCTTCTCTTCTGCTTCCTCAGCTTCCTTCGTGCGTCTGGCCAACTCGGCGCGCGCTTCGTTAAGTTGCTGCTCTAGATCTGCAACGCGCATATTGGAAGCGCTTACCGCTGTGCGCGCAAACTCCGCTTTCTTTGCGGTGTCTTCTGCGTCTTGCTTGGCTTTCAGCTTCTCGCCGTTGCGTGCCAGGATTGCTTGCTGCTCCTGGATAAGCTCGGCAGCGCTCACAGGCTCGGCTGGTGCGTCCTCATGATGTGGAAGCTTCTCAGCGTGTGCGCGCTTTGCCTTAGCGTCACGGCCGACCAGTTGGCGGTCTTGGAAGGTAGCGCGAATTGAACCGTCAATCTTCGCAAGCTCAGCGTCAATGCCTAGCGTCTGCAGAAGCGCGGTTGCTTTGTCGGCGTCTGAACCGTTCATGAAGCGCGGGATGTTGAGCGCCAGCTGGCTGATAAATTCATTTAGTAGTTGCTGGCCGGCTTTCTTGCCCGTTGTGTCGGTGACGTGAAGCGAGCCGTTCTTACCCTTACGCTCGACCACGATGCCGTTTGACAGCTCAACGCGCAGCCTTGCGGGTGTTGCTCCGCCTTTACGGTTAGGGTCAGCAGGCTTCATCTTATCGCCGCCCAGCGCCCATGCAATGGCATCAAGTACGCTCGTCTTGCCCTGGGCGTTTTTGCCGCCAATGACCGTGAGCCCGTCCTGGGCTGGTTCCAGCTCGACGGCATGAATACGCTTGACGTTTTCTAATTCAAGCGATGCGATTTTTACACTCATATATAACTACCTACTCTCTAATTCTGTTTTGTTAATCCAATGAATCATGACTGCCGCGGATAAAACCGCGACTAAAAATGCAGGCGCAAAGCCAAACTTCCACATCAGCCACAAGATAATGAGCGGCGTAACACCGCATAGGCTCATAGCTGCGAACAGCTGCGGGATGAACCTCTTTGCCTTACCTGCTAAAATAGAGAGGTCAAACGCCCCGGCTGGTTTGTTTGACTCGCTCCTGCGGCTCTGCAAAGTCGTGGGAGCACTTTTTACTACCTTCAACTCTTAAACCTCCATTTCTTTCATCCACTTGAAAAGCTCCGTCTTCTTGATGCGACGACCGCGAACGTAACCATGTGGCAGAAGGCTTTTAAGCTCTCCGCGCTTGATGGCTGTACGAATTACCACACGCGAAAACCCTGAAATCGTCGAAGCTTCAGCGATTGAAACCGTTAACTTCTCAGGCGTCTCTATTGTTGGCGTCATGCAATCTCCTTTCTGTTTGTTGATTTAATAGGTCTACTAGATGGCGGGCGTCACCGGCTCCCCCGTCTCACGTCACATCTAGCTATTCAGCTTTCAAGGTTCAACAATCAGGTCGTGCGATGGTGCTTAGTGCTTTACTGGCTGCTCGTCGATGATGTCGGTAATCGAGCAACCGATTGCAGAGCAAATGGCAAGCAAAGTCGAGAGTGCGGCGTTAGGGTTATCACCACGCTCCAAGCGGAAGATGGTGTCCTGTGTTACACCGCTCTCGTATGAGATTTCGCGCACCGTCTTGCCGCATGCTTTTCTCAGCTCACGCAGCTTCTGTCCGTTCATGTTTTCACCTCCTTGGATTTACCCGATTGGGTAACTGTATAAGTTTATATACCTGTTTGGGTAAATATGCAAGAGAATATTGTAAATATTTTTTATTGTGGGTAAATTATGTATATAGCTATTACCAAGGAGGGTAATAATGACTATTGAAGAGTGCCTTCGACAGTTCATGATTGATGACTACGGCAGTGTTAAAAGATTCGCCGAGTCTATTGGATTGCCACCGACCACGGTATATAACGTCTTAACGCGCGGAATTAGCGGTTCCGGATTTGAGATAGTCCAGAAGATATACAACACACTCGGACTTCATTACACAGTCAGAGGATTTGAAACAGATTATGACTATGAGGATTTACGCGCCAAACGTGACGAATATCTAAATAAAAGAAATGGCGGATTTGTCGAGGTTCCTCTTCTTGGTCATATCGCAGCTGGCGTTCCAATAGAGATGGATTTGGTCGAGACCACTGTACTTTGTCCAGCTGAAATCCGCCGCCGTCATCCTAACGCGTTCTTCTTGACCGTCGATGGCGAGAGCATGAACAATGTCTTGCCAAATGGGTGCTATGCCTTAGTAGATCCGGAGAAGAAGTCTCCCGTTGTGGATGGTACGGCGTACGCGGTCTGCGTGAATGGCTACGATGCGACCATCAAGCGCATCAAGCAATTAGAAAATGGCGTGGAGCTTATCCCAGACTCTAAGGACCCTACCTTCCACGCTCAGGTCTACGATAAAACGGTGGAAGGCACGGAAAGTATTACCATCATCGGTGAAGTGGTGTGGTACTCCATACCGTTCGATTTCAAAATTTAGAGGACGGTACTATGTTCTTTAAGAAGCAAGAAAAAACTTTGGATGAATTGTTTTGGCATGAAGAAGATCTACGCCTGCAAGAACGAATTGCTAACCTTCCTAAACGAGAGAAGCTTTTCTTCAATGCTGATATACCTTTATTCCCATTCAAAAAAGCTGAATATGTAGGTACACAATCCTTCGTAGCTGAAGAAGATAGCTCTATTAGATATTTGTTTTATGCAGATCAGACTGTAATAAATGATTTATATCAAATAATCAATTCGTTATGTCGAATGATTGATACAGTTACACAACCAACTGTCGTTCGATTTGATTATTCCAATATACGTGCAGTAAATGATATTTATTCAGTGCTGCCAGAGCATTATGCGTGGATGTATTTGAATCCATTAACCAATACTGGAAAACAGCCTAAATACTTTGCCACTATTGAATTAAAAGCTGGACTCGAACAGCCAAGACACATGACCATCAAAGAGCTCGACGAGTTTCTAAAGTTACATCCATCGCCTGAGCAATCATTCGCAAAACTTGATTATTTAATTGATGGAAGATTAGGAAAAGCGCAACTTAGTATGTGGTCAAAACCATACTTTTATGTAGCTTATTACAAGTTAATCGCTGGAGAGTTATCACTTTCAAAACTCACAAGGACGGGAGATAGTGGAAAAACAGAAATACTATTTAGATCAGAGTAAAGAAAAGCTCCCTGCGTCCGCCAAGACAATACAGGGAGCAAGCCACCACCGAAGGAGGCAATGAACATATTATGCCACGAAAACAGATGCGCAGTAATTGGGGCAGCGTAACTGAAATCGAGAAAAATAAACGCTACCGGATTCGGTATTGGTCGGAGACATCCAAGGGGTATCGCCGAGCGTCTGAGACGGTGCGCGGCACTAAGCGCCAAGCATACGACAGACTGGCAGAGCTTCGGCTCAACCACTCAGAAGACGCACCAGCGCCCACGCTTGGCCAAGTATGGGATATGTGGGTGCTTCCACGTCTAGAAGAACGCCGCGTGTCTGGTGACCTCTCAGCGTCAACCATAGACGTATATAAGCGCACCTGGCGTCTCGTGTTTATAGATCATAGACGCGACAAGAACCCCGTTAACACAGTTCGCCCGTTGGTTGTTCAGTCGTGGTTTGATGAGATGACCATCTCGCACGCGAGAAATGCGAAAGTTATCCTCAGGCTTATATATTCAGAGTGTGAGCTCCGCGATATCTGTTCCGCGGATATTGCCAGACGCCCCTACCACATGCCAAAGAATGGTCAAAAGCGCGAAAACGGTATCTGGACGCTTAAAGAACTACACGAGCTTTATGGATCTATCCGTGGCACATACTTAGAGGCTTGGTTTATTGCGGCGGCCTTCGGTGGTGCGCGTGTTGGTGAGACGTTGGCCATTAGAAACGATGAAATTGAGCTGGTCGAGTTTAACGGTGTTCCCGTGGCCATCATTCCGATTACTAGGCAGATGACGCAAAAATACGGCCTCTCTAGCCGCCTAAAGACCACGCAAAGCGTTCACGCGTCTGTTGTTCCGGGACCTCTCGGAGCGCGTCTCTATGAGCTTGTACAAGCGTCTGAAGATGAATGGATACTGCAAGGGCCAGACGACGCGCCAATGACCCAGAAGCGCCTGTTTGATGTATGGCAATCGTTAGTAAAACAAGTGGACGGCGTTCCATACCGTCCAGCGAGCCGCCTGCGTAATTCCTGGCAAACGTTCACCAACTGGGAGCTAGGTGTTGAACGTGAGAAGATTGAGCGAATGATGGGACACAAAGGCACGAGCGTCACAGAGGTTCACTACGATAAACCAGAAGCGGAAATGCTCGCGAAGACCATCGCCGTTGCATACAAAGCGCATCCATATGCAGATAATTGGGACGAATTGGGACGAAAATAATATCTATATAGCTGTTTACCTGCGGAAATAATAGATATGAATAGACGAAGCTATTTTACTAATGTAACTATTTTCAAACAAATTCACATTGTATTTATATTCTAACGATGCAATAAAAATTATAAAAACCAAAATTAAATAACTATAAAGAGCTTCATTCTTGAATTGTTTTTTCTGTTTATTTTCCATCCTTACTTCACCGTTCTACATTTATCGTTAGAGAAAAGTGTCTTAGTACTGAGTGTTCCTTCAGTTACATCCGCGGATAGCTTTAAAACAGCAATTACTTCTTCGCCGTCTTTCTCGCCCGTCTCAACAAATCCATATGAACGATAGAGATCTTGCGCGGCTTTATTTTCAGGCTCATAAGAAAGCCAACAAAACTCTGCTGGTCCTCGGACACCTTGAGCTTAAGAATGTCCCACACGTTTCTTCCGTTTATGTGCTGAAGACTTTATTGATGTGTGATAAAGAAGCAATAGAAGTGTAAAAAATTTTGCCGTTCCTATCCGGCACTTGCGCATTGTGTCGGATAGGTCGGGCGGTTATTCGGGCAAGTCCACCTTGCCAACAAAAGAATAATAAATCTCAATGTCCTGTCTGCGGGTCTTGTTCTCGTCATAGCTGCACTCATGCACAACAATTTTCTCTACAAACTCCCGCAGCAGAGTAGGGGTAAGTTCTTCAAAGCTGGTATGCCGCCGGACAACATTCATAAACTTTTCTGCGTTCACGGTGGCTTCCTGTGCTTTGGAAAGCTCCGCTTGGATAGCGGCGGCTCTTTCTTTCAGTTCCCGTTGCTCTGCTTCATAGTCTGCCGACAGCTCTGTGAAACGCTCGTCTGATATGCGCCCGGTCACGCTGTCCTCATACAGCCGCTTGAAGATAGCGGATAACTCGGCTATTCGTTTCTCGGCGGCTTCCAGTTCCTTTTTCTTGGCGGCGTTCCTGCGCTTGCCCCCGTCCTCGTTCTGCTCAATCAAGAGCTTCATAAACCGGGCTTCATGCTTTGCCGCATAGCTTGTCACTTTTCGCAGATTGGAGAGTACGCCAGCGGTCAAGAGGTCGGTGCGGATAAAGTGCGCCGTACAGTCATGGGTGCGTTTCTTGTAGTTACCGCAGATATAACAGTCCTGCTTGCGCTTGTCCGTCTGGTATCGCTGCTGATACATGACACTGCCGCAGTCCGCACAGAACAGTATGCCGGAGAACAAGCCCACTTCATCATAGCGGTTGGGGCGTTTGCGCTGCTTGCGAAGTTCCTGCACCCGTTCCCATGTCTGGGTGTCTATGATAGGCTCGTGGTGGTTCTCGAAAATCACTTGCTTTTCCAGGGGATTTTCTACACTGTGCTTGACTTTGTAAGAGAGCTTTTCTGTCTTGAAGTTTACCAGACAGCCTGTGTATTCCCGGTTTTCAAGGATATGCACAACGGTATTGGTCGCCCACTTGCACTCATAGCCGGGGTGGTAGCGGCGGGTGCTGCCCGTCCTGCGGTATTCCAGCGTTCCCGGCGTGGGGATTTGCTGCTCTGTGAGCATACGGGCTATCTTGGTCGGACCATTCCCGGCAAGGCAGAAATTGTATATCTGCTTGACTACGGGTGCAGCTTCCTCGTCAATGATGAAATTTTCGTCCTCGTCCATGAGGTAGCCATACACAGGCTTGCTTGTGATAGGCTTGCCACTCATGCCTTTTGAGCGTTTCACTGCTTTGATTTTCTTGCTCGTATCTCTCACCAGCCATTCGTTAAAGATATTCCGCAGCGGGGCAAAATCATTGTCGCCCTGTGCGCTGTCCACTCCGTCATTGATAGCGATGAAGCGGACACCTTTCTGTGGGAAAATCATTTCCGTGTACATTCCCACTTGCAGGTAGTTTCGCCCTAACCTCGACATATCCTTTACGATAACTGTCCCGACTTTTCCGGCTTCAATGTCCGCAAGCATGGCTTGAAAACCGGGTCTTTGAAAGTTCGCACCAGAATAACCGTCGTCCGTGTACCAGCGCAGATTGGAAAAGCCGTTCTGCTTTGCATAGGTTTCAAGGATACGCTTCTGATTGGAAATGGAATTGCTCTCGCCCTGCAGCTCGTCCTCATGGGAAAGTCTTGGGTAAAGGGCGGTAATTGGTTGTTGGTTGGTCTGTCTTAACATAAAATCCTCCGTTTCCGACAGCCAGCCCCACTATTCCGTACCTTGATTGTACCACATGGGGCGGCTGTCTGTATAGGGTTTTCGCTTCTTTATAGCTTGTAATAATGACGATTTTTTCTTTTAAGGTTTGTCGCTCAATGATATTTCAAAAAACAAAATGTCAAAAACTCTTGACATTTTGCAACTGTTCTGATATTATCAAAGTGTCAAAAGTATTTGACATTTGATTCTAAACAAATCTTGAAAGGAGCGAAGTATTATGCCAGTAGGTGCAATGATTTTTTTAGGAGTTGTTTTGGCTGTGTTTACAGTTTTAGACATTTTTATGTTGGTAACACTTCTAAAACCGGGAGATGAACGCAATCAAATTATCGTATGGAAAGCCAGTTCCTTTACTCTGTTAGGCGTGGTTGGAGCAAATATTTTAACTGTCATTGAAAAGTTTGTAACTGCACAACCTCTTACTCAAAATCCTTTTGTACAGTTGGAAGTTTTCGCTATTATGTATTTTGTTTCCCTCATGTATTACAAGAGAAAGCATAGTGGTTGATATGGAAAATATAATCCGAAATAAACGAAAAGAATTAGGCTTATCACAAGAGGAATTAGCTAAAAAATGCGGCGTTTCCCGTCAAACGGTCAATGCAATAGAAAATAACAAGTATGACCCAACACTTGCTTTAGCCTTTTGTCTTGCCAAAGAATTACAAATAACTGTTGACGAATTATTCATACCCTCATAATCCTTTGTTGAAAAGCGGTCACGCCGGGAAGCATGACCGCTTTTCCATGTCATCACTTATGCGCTGAACGGTGGCGTATGTCCGGCAGCAGCTTCCGCTTCCAGCACTTTCATCATCTTGTCGGCTGCGGTGTCGGTTGCGCCCTGCTTGAAGAAGCCGGAAACGGTAAGGACGGAGTTGCCCATGCGGATTTCCGTTACACAGTCCGGGCGGCGGTCTGTTTTGGTGGTGCTTGTCTGTTTGGTTTCTGTCATAGGCTCTCCTTTCGCTGCTTCATCAGTTGCTTTAATCGTTCCAGCTTTTCCTGTGCGGTTTCCTTTCGGAAGTTGCTACCCGTGAAGCGGACGGGGGCGCACATGGAAGTCAGCCTGTCATAGATACGGGCGTGGGGCGTGTCCTGCGGGTGCTGCAATTCCTCCAGCGTGAGGTTGGTCGTGGCGATCAGCGGCTTGCCGCTTCGGTAACGGCTGTCAATCACGCTATAAACCTGTTCCAGCCCGTATTCTGTCCCTCGCTCCATACCGAAATCATCAAGTATCAGCAGGGGGTAGCTGCAAAGGCGGGAAATATACTCATTCCTGCCCTCAAAGCTGGCGGCAAGGTCATTGAGTATTGTTGCAAAGTTTGTCATGCAGACGGCAACCTCTTTTTCCATAAGGGCGTTGGCGATACAGGCGGCAAGGTAGCTTTTTCCTGTCCCCACGCCGCCCCAGAACAGGTAGCCGATATTTTCAGCCTGCATGGTTTCCCAGCTCTCCACATAAAAACGGGCGGTTGCGGTCTGCGGGTTTCTGCCGTTGTCATGCTCAAATGTCCAGTTCCGCATAGCAGGGTCGGTAAAGCCCCGGCGTTTCAAGTCCTCCACTGTTTCAAGGTGCTTCTGTCGGCTTTCAGCGGCTTCCCGTTTTTCACGGGCTGCCCGCTGGCAGTCGCACTCTGTCGGGTGTCGGTCATGCCCTAACCATTGGGCGGTTTCTTTTGAAAAATAGGCTTCTTTGGGCGTATGGCACTTGCCGCAGTATAAAAGCCCGTCCTCGCCTGTGTAGTCCTCCGCTTCGGCGGTAGTGGCTGTAATGTCCGTAATCATAGCTTCAATCCCGTTTCTCATAAGCTCTCGCCCTCCTTGCATGAATAATCGGGTATGCCCTGTTTCGGGGCAGCCTTGCCTTTGGCAGCGTCCTCCTGCGCCCACTTGTAAATGGTGGCTGCATGGCTGTGGTACTGCTTCCCGGTGGAAGCGATATGGCAGGAAAGCCGGTCAATATAATACTCCCACTTGTCGGGCAGCTCTGTTTTCAACCCGGAAAGCTCTGTATCGGTCAGTATCACATTGTTGTATCTGCCATAAGCGGCGGGGGCGGGGTGTCCCGTTTCTCCCTCTCTCTCTTTTTCTATCTTTATCTCTTTCTCTAACTCTATCTCTATCTCTGGTGGACGAATGTCGGACAAATGTCCGCCTTTTGTCCGGGACGGTAAAAGTGCCTTGTTTTCCAGCCTTGCAGCCCGTTTCCTTTCGGCTTCGGTAGAGGACTGTCCTATCATCAGTTCAATGTCGGTCATATAGAAAGCCCCGCTGTCAAGCTGCTCCACAAGCCCCAACTGCCGGAAAATCTCTAAAGCCCTCTCAACCGTCCCTATCTGGTGGCGGGTCAGTGTCGCTATCATCTGTGCTGTGTAGGGGATATGCTCGTCAAGCTGCAACTTCCCGCCGTTTTTCAGCGATTTTAAGTACAGCTTCAAGAGGATATTGGAATATAAAATTCCGTCTTTCATATCTTCCAGCAGCACAATGGAGTCGCTGTCAAAAAAGTTCTCTTTCAGCTTGAGGTAGTAATACTTGCGGTTATCTGCCATTGTCCCTGTCCTCCTTTTTCCGGCGTTTGGAGTAGTAGCGGGGGCAGAGTATGATAACCGCCCGGAAGCTCTGCTTGCAGCTATGGGTACAGCCCCGGCAGAGGTCGTTGTATGTGATACGGTCGCAGGTGGTATTTCCGACTTTTACTTGCCGCAGGAAAAAAGACCATTCCAGCCGCCGTTTCTTGCTCATTCTTGGCATGGGTGCGCTCCTTTCTGCCGTTTCCGCTGGTGTGGCGGTATCGGCGGTAATTCTGTATCATCTCGGTATCATTTTCGGGGTTTTTCTGCCCTGTAAGCCCGTTAAAAAATCCTTTGGTATTGCGGATAGGGTACGGGGCAGCCCCCTTGTTCTGTATGGGTTCGGGTACATTTTGGGGTGGTTT